TCCCGTCGCCCGCTCCACCTTCCTCCTCGCGGGGCTCCGGGCTAGGTACCGGAGCCCCGCTCCCTATGCGAGACGCTCGATCGTCGGCCGACCCACCGACTCCTGCTCGCGAGCGACGGAGCCCGCCATCGCGAGCCCGATGAGCGCATCGACCGGCTTCTTGGCGAGCCGCTTCGTGAGCCGCCAGCCGCGACCCGTCTCCTGGGCGACTCCGGCCATCACGTGCTTGTTCAAGATCTCGTCGCCGTCATGCCGGATGAGCTTGTCCTTCACGTCGGCGTAGAGATCCTCAGACGCGGGCACCATCTTCGAGTCGGTCTGCGGGAACTCCACGACGATGAACGACTCTGAAAGCTCCTGGGCGGAGCGCTCGAAGCGGTAGGGGTCGTATGCGATGGCCGCGATCTGCCAGCCGAGCAGAGCGAGGTTGATGACGTACTCCTCCACCAGCGAGATCGAGAGCCGCGTGTCGTCAACCTCCTCGTGACACGGCGGGAACTCGCCCTTCTCGTTCGCCAGCCCCCACACGTGGCACCACGTCTCGAACGTGACTCGCCCATCCTCCTCCATCGGCACCACGGCCGTCACCGCCGCCGTGTCGCGCTTCAGGCCAAGGTCGATGCCGAGGTAGGCGATGTCGCCGTCCTCCGGCGAGCCGGTCAGCACACCCTCGCAGGCGCTCCACTCCTCCTGCGTGAGCCAGCCCTCCGCCGTATCCGTCCACACGTTCAGACGACGACGGCGGAACACGAACGGCGGCTGCTTCGCCTTCGATGCCTTCAGGAGATCGACCGTCATGTAGCTCTGCGGATTCACGTCGAGCCAGCGCGACTCGTCATCGACGGCTTCCTTCGGAAGCTCCGGCACGAACGCGAACAAGTCGGTGCGCGCGTCGGGGTGTCCTTCGAGCACGCGCTTCGCCTGCTGGTAGACCTCATAACAGATGCTCTCTGAGTCGTCTCCGGCGTTCGTGATCGTCGCCGCGAGCGGATCGAGCCGAGTCCCCGAGTGGATACGCGACGTGAGCGTGTCGTATAGGGCGCGCGTCGGGTGTGCCCACAACTCGTCAATGCAGACGCCGTGCGGGTTGAGCCCCTCGTTGTGCGCGTCCTCGGAGGACAGCACGCGGAACACCGAGTCCGTGTCGGCGTGATAGATCGCCTCCGCGTAGACCTTCAAGACGTTGTGGCGAACGAGGGTCTGAAGGTACGGGCTCCGCTTGATCGTCTGGACGGCCTGGTTGAAGACGATCCCGGCCTGATGCGCCACGGTCGCCGCGCAGTAGACCTCGGAGCCCTCCTCGCCGTCCCACCCGAGGAGGTACATCTGAAGCCCCGACATCAGCGTGCTCTTGCCGGTCTTCTCCGGCATCTGCAAGTACGCCTCGCGGTACACGCGACGGCCGGTGATTACGTCGTAGCCGACCTCATCGGGACGCTCCACGATCGCCTCGATGAACGGCCACGGATCGAGGAGCATCTCGGGCTCGAAGATGAAGCTGTTGCCGGGCTCCGTCCGCAGCATCTCCGAGAACACGCCTAGCTGCCACGGTTCGAGGAGGAGCGGAGTCTTGGCCCACCGGCCCTTCGTGTGAACGATCGCCGTCTTGCAGAACCACGCGAACCGGAGCCCGCCGAGCGTCAGGACGATCGGCTCCTCGGGGAGCATGATCCCGTCTTCGTTGCGCTTCCAGCCTTCGAGGGAGAACATCGGCTACCGGAAGCGCCAGCGCGCCACGAGATTCCACCACGCGGGAACCGCCGGGCATGAGCCGGAGTGCGGCCTACCGATCCGGCAGCGCCAGCCGCGCGGCGGATACGGACATCTAGCCACGGGGATTCGCTCCGAGCTTCCCTTCGAGCCCGGCGAGGACGGCGTGCCGCGTCGCCTCGTTCAGACCGAGACGCGACCGCGCGATCCACGTGAGCCCGAACTGCTCCGCGTGCTTCAGGAACGCCGCACGAGTCTCTAGAACGATCTTGTAGGCCGGGTGAGCGACCATCTGGCCCGTAGACCCCTGCGTGAAGTAGCCCTGCTCGTTGAGCGTCTGCTGCGCCCGCTCCGCCATCGCCCACAACTGGCACATCCCCTTCAGCGCCGGGAGATCGACCGAGCGAAGCCCGCCGTAGTTGGCGAGCACAGGCAGAACCTCCATCCACAACTCCTGACCCTCCGGCGGAAGATCGAGCGGAGGAGCAGTCGGCGTGATCGACTCGCCGATCTCGGCGGAGCGAGCGTCCTTGGGGAGCCGGTGGCCCGGATCCCCAAGACGCTGCTTGATCTCGATCGGCATCGGAGCCGGGCCGCGCGCTCCCATCTACCCCATCCCCTCGATGATCTCCGACCACGACTCGTCAGACGGGCACGATGCGAACAGCGATTCGTAGATGGTGCGCGGCGTGATCTCGCCGCGAACGGCGAGCGTCGCCACCATCACCGTGACAAGCTCCATGAGCGAGTCGGGGTTGACCTCCGAGAGCCCCTCGCGGAGCTTCGTGAAACGGCTCGGGGACTCCTCTGCGTCAAGGAGTGCGAGCGCGATGCTGCGGTACGTCGTCATCGTGAACCTCCTAGCTGGACAGTAGCCAAGCGGTCGGTTAGGTTCCCCTCGCGTATCCGACCGAACGAGACACGAGAGGAGGTGATCCATTGACTCCACCGAAGGAATCCGACCTCCGCCAGCAGAACATCACCGAGTTGGCGCAGTCCACGCGCGACGTGTGGGCGGGCTTCAAGTCGAACGTAAGTCAGAACGACTTGTCGCCGGAGGCTCGGGAGCAGTTCGAGGCGCTGGAAACACACATGAAGGTCATCAGCGACCCGAACTACGTCCGCCAGCAGATCCAGGCGGGCAGCAGGACGTAGGGCGATCACCCGGCCAAGGGCCGACCGGACAGCGGCTATGCACCCGGTAGTGCCGGTCACGAGCTACAGCCGGAGGTAAGGCGAAGGGCGGCTTGGGAGAGCCGCCCTTCGCGTTTCGCGACAGCCGCGACCTGAGCCGCGCCCATCGGTGTGAACGGGAGCCGGAGCACTACGCGAGCGCGGAGCCCTCGGGGAAGCGCGGGAGGTAGTGCTCGCTGCCGATCGCCATCGCGCCGGGCTCGCCGATGACGACGCTGGTCTTCCACAGCGTCAGATGCTCGGCGTCCGCGTAGGGCCACAGGTGGCGATCGTTCGAGCCGTCGAGCAGCACGACGAGGTTGCACGTCTTCATGCCGGTCGGCGTCCAGACGCGGACGATCTGAGCGGGCCGGTAGATGAACGGCGGCACCCCGTCCGGCGTGGTGTCGGCGCGACGCGAGCCACCCGACTCCGGATCGACCGTCCAGTAGGCGACGTTGCGGAAGCCGTACACCACGGAACGGCCGGGCACGGGGATGAAGTCTTCTGTCGTCACGAGTCCTCCTGTTTCGATTTCGGCCAGGCGGTGATCGCGTTGGCCTCCTCCACGAGCTTCGCTTGGGTCTGCTGGTGCCGGAGCTTCAGGCCGCGAGACGCAAGCTCCGTCCGTTCGAGTTGCGACGCCACCGAGGGCTGCTGGTTCGTCGGCCCGACATCGGGATCCTGCTTGACCTCGGGTGCCACTAGAACACCGCCGCCTCGATCTCCAAGTGACCGTCGATCGAGCAGAAGCCGTCCGCGTCGAGAGCCCCGCCGCAGCAAGAGCACCCGCGCTCGCGCGCCACCGCCCGACGCCGGAGCGCCTCGTCAAGCGACACCTGACGAATCGCCGCACTCGGAGCGATCACCATCAGCAGAGCCTCCTCCGGGGATAGGTCGGGATCGGCTCGCACGAGCCGCATCGCCGCCTGGTGACGGATCATGAGAGCTTCGCGCTCCAACGGAGTGAGGGATCGGGTGCGGGCCATAGCTCCATCTCGCTAGGAGGCTAGCCCGCTGGTCGGACGGACAAGCGGCCCGGCTCTCATTTGCCGGGCCGCTTGTGCTCCTCGTAGCCCGTACCTACAGGCCCGCCGAAGCGGACGCGCGGCTTGGGGGCGGAGCAACCGATTCGCCGGGCGGCACTCCGGCAGGACGGGGTTGCGATCGGCTTCCGCCCCTTGCCCGGACGCTTCGAGCCCTCGTTCTGGCGAGGGTGATCGGCCGGGCCGCGTCGCGAGCG